ACCACGTGTCTTCTACCAATCGCTAGAAGCTATCTCATTCCATTACACAACAGATCCAGTTGGACATCTCAATGGGTAAAAGAATGCAAGTAATAACAAAAGGTCCTAAAGAAATAAAGCGAGAAAAAAAACAAGCTCGTAAATTAAGGCAGGCAAAATGATTAAAACTAGCAGTGGTACTGTGTACTACACACAGCAAGAGCTTACTCAAAGAGTAAATGAAGTAATGGAGGATGGCTATCGTATTACTAATGCCATCTATGAAGAAGCATGTGAACGTGATTGGTGTGATGAGTATGATAGCTGGGCAGAGGAAGTAAATGAATCTCTTAAGTTCTTTTCTATTCCACTAATGCGTAGAGAATACTCAGTAACCTATACAATTACACGTACTCAAGAAGCACAAGTAACAGTAACAGTTACCGCAACCAATGAAGAAAATGCGGAAGATTGTGCCAATGATATCTATAGTGAAACAGATCTCGCAGATAAAATAGATGAAGACGAATGGGAAACACAGGACATAACTATAGATAGCACAGAAGTTGGAGAAGCATGAACATTAAAGACGAGCCGTGGTTTAACGACCCGTTTGCTTGGTACGAAGACCAAGGACATCCAGAGATTGTAGGTATTAAAGTAACTGAAACAGTTGCGCTTGACTTCCTTCAAGCACTATATCAAATTTACAAACGACTGGAAAATAACGACAACAAAAAAGCAATGGAAGATGCCAAGCAACTAGCAATACTATTACTAGCTAGTGCATTTGATTATGCTGAAGAAGCAATAGATGAACTAATTACAAAAGAAATAGGCGATACAGATATCGATGCTGCATTTGCAGAGATGATAGAGGAACAAAATGAGTAGACAAAATCCATATACAATCATTGGTACACACTGTGAGTACGAAGTTAACACAGCACATGACCTAATGAAACAAGCAAGACTTGATTGGGGAGTAACACTAGAAGATATTTATATTCAATCAGATGATGGAGTACAAGTACCTGATAGATACGCAACAGTCAAGTGGCTAGAGGGAGAAGCATACCCACTAGCAGTAGTAGGTTCACGATACAAAGTACTACAAAACAGTGAGATCTTCTCATGCCTTGACGACATCGTTAGCAACAGCGATGCACGTTACGGTGCAGCAGGAGAACTTAAAGGTGGCAACGTAGTATGGGCAACCATTGAACTACCAGCTAACATCACAGTTGGCGATGATCCACACAATGCATATGTAATTGCACGTACATCACACGATGGTAGTATGCCATTTCAGATGACACCAGTTGTCAACCGACTAAGCTGCACTAACCAAATCAACGCAGCCATGATGAGTGGTAAGTCTAAAGGTATTTACTACCGAGTAAAACATAGCCCTAACAGTAGTATCAATGCAGATGACATCCGAAAAGCATTTAGAATTATGAATGAAGATATTCAGAAGTATGCAACAGTATCATCATTCCTACGTTCAATTGAATTCAGTAATGAAGAGTTCAAGAACTTTGTTAAGCGAGTGTACCCACTACCTAGCAAGATTGAGTTCTCACCATTTGAGATGCTCAGTGCAGGTGAACGCACATCTAAGACAAGAGCAGAACGAAGCAGACTAAATGCAATCAAGGTATGGACTGGTGATACAAACACGCAAGACAACATCAGAGGAACTAAGTTCGGTGCATTCCAAGCAATCGTGGAAGCAACCGACCACTTCTCTAAGAGCTATGAAAAGCAAGCAAGTAAGATGATCCTTGGAACGGACATCGCAATTAAATCACGAGCACTACAACTATTAGGAGTAAACAATGGGTCTTGATATGTACCTAAATGTAAGCGAACGTATTGCTAGTCATGATTTTAATAAAGATAATCATGAAGTAACTTTTGTAGACAATCCTAGATACAACAAAATCATGGAAGCTGTAGCTACTAAAGTAAAAGACAACATAGCATCATCAGTATCAGTAGAATGGACTGCTATTTATTGGCGTAAAGCTAATCAAATCCATAACTGGTTTGTAAATACATTAGCTAATGGCGTTGATGAATGCCAAGTTATACCAGTACCTAGAGAAAATCTAGTTGCATTACACGATAGATGCAGTGTATTGCTTGATACTAAATCAGATGAATTAGCTGCAGATTTACTGCCACCAGTATCAGGATTCTTCTTTGGATCTACTACTATTGATGAATGGTACTGGCAAGATGTAGAGGAAACACACAAGCAACTAACTGAGTTACTTGATGAGATCACCGAAGAAAACAAATGGAACTATGAGATTGAGTACCAAGCATCATGGTAGAACTATCAGCAGATCATTTTGCTATTGATGGATACAAGGCTGAAATCTTAATGAGTTCAGATACATTTCATTATTTAGAAAAGATGAATGAACTAATGCAAGAAGATGAAATGATATGGTTCAAAAATGTAATTGAATGTAGATACGATCCAGAAACAGGAGAAGAGTTTAATGTTTCATCTGAGTGAAACAGATGCACCAGCATGTGATGGTATGGATACTAACTTCTTCTACCCAGTAGGGGAAAGCAATGAACATAATAAGTTTGCCAGAGATAATGTTTATCCAACATTAAGAAAAGTCTGTGCTAACTGTGATGTGCTTGATAAGTGTAGAGACTGGGCTATTAAACACGAAGACTGGGGATTCTGGGGTGGTATGTCGATGTACGAACGCCGTAAGTACAGGAAGTTACATGGAATTAAACTTGATCAACCTTGGGCAGCCGAATATCTGAAAGGAATAAATAAGTAATGGAATGTTGCAACATGGACATGGAAGAACTAATGAAGCAAGAAGACGGAGATGTCTGTGAGGACTGCTATGATCGTATCGAAGCACACCTTGAAGACATGATGCTTACTAGAGCTAAAGAAGATTACTACGAAAGAAACAGGTACTATGATAACCATTAACGGATACGAACTACCAGCACATGTATCTTATTCATCACTAACAACATACCTTGACTGCGGATGGAAGTACTATTTAACACGAGTGGAAAAGTTAACTGAACAACCAACCTGGTATTTAGCAGGTGGTAGTGCGGTACACACAGCGACCGAGATGTATGATAAAGAACTATTTGAAACAGAAGGTAAGTAATGAATAAGTATTGGGAAGCAGCATGGGCTGCACAACAAGCAGAACAACTAAAGAATACTGGCGTTAGCCAGAAGGATTGGAAAGCATCAGGTCGTGCAACCAAAGCTAATCCCAATAAAGAAGACGGTGATTGGTGGAACGTTGAAGGTTCTAAGATGGTTGACTCATGGATTTCATGGCGTAATGGTACGCATCCACTAACTATGTGGGAAGTACAACCTGGAGTACCAGCAATTGAACTAGGACTTACACCTATCTGGAATAACATACCAGTGCAGATGCACATCGATAGAGTAATGATTAATCCTGATGGTGAACTGATAGTATTAGATATCAAGACTGGTGTACGTACTCCATCATCAGACTTACAATTAGCTTTCTATGCAGCAGGCATGGAAGAAATGTTAGGTATCCGTCCGCGTTATGGTGCGTACTGGATGGCTAGGTCTGGTCAGACTAGTGAACTAATTGACCTAGACTATTTTAGCAAGAAAGATATCATTGAGATTGTTACTAAGTTTGATCAAGCTCGTAAGGCAGAGTTGTTCATACCTAACCTCAATCATTGTATAATGTGTAATGTAAAAGACCAATGCAAGTACAAAAGAAAAGGATAACAAGTGTTCGTTCGCAGAAGTACATTTAATAAGTTAGTAGAAGAACTAGATGAAACAGAATCAGAATTAATTCTTTTAGAACTTCTACTACAACAAGCAACAAAAGAATTAGCAGAAGTACGTTTAGCTAGTGCAAAGAAAAGACACCCAGCTTCACCAAAGAAGACAACAACAAAGAAAGTAGAAAAGAATGGAAAGTAATTACGTAGTAAACGTAAAGACAAAAGTAGGTACAATCATTACTGTTCGTGGTAATGATGCTACTGAGTTTGAGAATAACATCAATGCTCTTATTGGTAACGGAGTTAATAACAGCATCGCTGCCATGGAAGAGTTGTTTCTTGGAATGCAACCCAGTCAACCAAATAACTCAGGAGTCAATACAGTGGTTGCTGCGCTAAGTGGTACAGTAATTAGTGAGACACCATTTGCACCAGTAGCACCACCAGTAACCAATACAAGTAACACAGCAGGCACAGCCAGCAGGTCTTGTATTCATGGTGTAATGACTAAGCGTGAAGGTGTAGGACCATACGGACCTTACAAGGCTTACATGTGTCCAACCGCTAAGGGTACGCCTGATCAGTGTAAAGCTATCTACCTAAAAGCTAACGACCCAGACTACGCAACGTTCTAGTCGCATAGGTTTGACTGGGTAGTGTAGTGAGGAAGGCTACCTACCCAGTCAATTATTTATTGGGAGATAAATGAAAACATTAAGTAGAGCAGTAGGTCGTCCTGACATTGGTGGTGAGCCAATGCCTACAGTATTTAGGACATTCGACAACAATCAAATCGTACTGCGTAGAGCAGAAGTAAGTATGATTGCTGGCACTCCAGGTGCAGGTAAGTCAACACTTGCACTAGCCTTAGCACTACGTATGCAAGCACCAACGCTATACCTATCAGCAGATACTAATGCTCATACTATGGCTATGCGTTTGTATTCAATGATCACGGGAGTAAGTCAGAGTGAAGCAGAAAAAATCATATCGGAAGATCCAATCAATTCTAGGAATAATCTTGCTCTTGCCAGCCATATTTATTGGAGCTTTGATTCTGCCCCTAGTCTTAGTGATATCGACGACGAGGTTACCGCGATTGAGGAGTTACTTGGAGAAGCACCTGCCTTAATTGTTATTGATAACCTAATGGATATTAGTATGGACGGCGGAGAAGAATTCAGTAACATGCGTAGTGCACTTAAAGAACTTAAGTATTTAGCA